GTGATCCCCATGTCAGCCTGCGCCTGCGAACTGGTAGACGCTATCGCCCACGGCTTTATGCCCGCAAGGGTCGCCCCCCAGTCCATCGCGATCTGGTTGAAACGATCTGATAGGTCCTTGTCGTAGCCCAGGATCGGCGCCACTGCATAGGGCTGGCCGCTGGCCGTGCTGCCCTGGTAGTTGGGCTTGATCGAGATGACCGTCGAACTGGCGACGTTTGTGACCTCGTACCAACGACCATCGGGCCCGCGAAATGCATCGCCGACCCGGGCATTGGACGAGAACTGTGTGCCAGTACCGGTAACGGTCGGGCTATTTGCGGTCACCGCTACGGTGCCGGTTGAATACCATACCATGAACTTTCCTCATTAAAGAGAGGTAATATCGACAATCATTACGGCGGAATCTCCACCACTGTAGTAAGTTTGGTTTGTCACTCCGCCCTGTAAAAGCCTGTTGTATACCGTTACGCGCTCAACTGTCAGAGTGTTTCCAGAGATTCGAGATGCGCTTGCATCCATCAACTCAATCCGCCATTTCGGCGGAAAGGGAGGCGGAGGATTCGGTGGCGAAGGAGCGGGACCTACTTGAGTCGAATATGACGAAGCCAGAGGGACTATCGCATAGACCCTGCCAGGGGGAAGCTGGTAAGTAGCGACACCTGTTCCCTTGGGGGTTACATACACCCCAACAACTTTCAAGTAATCAAGATCACTATCGAAAGTCACTACATCTGTGGCTGCGTTTCTTAAAACAAGACTGCCAGCAGCGGAAGTTGATGATGGGTCATCGAAAATATAATACGAAACACTCCCCTCGGACTGAGTTGCCACCTTCCAAGAAACTGATGTGCCATTCCTTTGCACCTTCGACAGATACACAAGCTGATTCGAGGATAGCGCCAGTATCGGCAGTCTGCTAGAACTGATCGCGGTGTGCGAGACCACCGCCGAAATGACTCCATTGCCATCATTCGCAGTAGTCACCGCCCCCTTTGCTTTCAGTGCCGTATTTACAAAGCTGTCGTCAATAACGACCGCCCCGCTTGGATTTCTGACAATAACCCGCGCCATTAATAAATCCCATAGACGATACTAATCGACCTTGGCGGAGTCGACCATGACAAGGTATTACCAGACACAGTAATACTAGGCAGATTGAAGGTGACAAACTCAATATCTGGAATCCATGACCACCAGGGGCTGCCGCCAGAAAACTCTGGAACAACAATACTGCCTGCCGAATTACCAGTTGAGATAATTCCCAACTGTTTGGTAATACGACTCGACAGATCAACCTTAACCCTCCCTGTCAACCTGTCACGAATAATGAATGTCGCCATCAGACTGATATCTCCACAACAACTATATTTGTCGCATTATCAGTAATCGTCCACTTCCCCCCGGTAAAACGTGACGTTGCGTTTACTGATGATGCATTGAGCTCTATGCCCCCGGTTTTATTTATCTGCCAACCTGTCTGACCAGACACATAGTTGTTCGACTGAATCACGTTGCCGATCTTCGCGTTGGTGATCGATCCGTCCTGAATCATCGCGTTGTTGATGAACATCTGGCCGCCAACGATCGAAACCGGCGCCACGGTCTGCCCGCTGGAACTGTTGAACCAGAGGAACCGATCAGCCTGGAACGCCATGGTCGTCACGCTCGTACCGCTGTCGAAGCCCAGTTGCCAGCCAGCGGCGTACTTCTGCCCGTTGGCATGCGCCTGGAGCCTCACGCTGTAGAGCGCCTTGACGTTGCCATCCAGCGAGGTAACCGCTTGAGAGGTGGTCTGGATGTTCGCCTCGTTGGTATCGGTGCGCGCGCTGACGGTATCCACCCGCTGCCCCAGGGCGCTGTCCGCGTTGGCGCGGACGGCCTGTTCGGTGCTGATGGCCGAGGCGTTGCTCGCGACCTGGCCGGATAGCTGATCCAGGCGTTGGACGGTTACGGCATTGTTCGACGCAACGACCGACTCGACGGTTGCGATCCTGCCTTCCGCCGTACCGGTCCGCGCCTCCAACAAGCTGGTTCGCTTCGCCTGCGCTTCGTTCTCGTTCGCCCGCACGGTGACTTCGGTGGCAGCTCGAGCAATGGTGTCCCAGCCCTTCAGCGCATCCGCCTTCTCTCCGGTCGCCGGTTCCCCGCGGGCGGCAGCTTGCAGCACATCCAGATTCGATGCCGCTGCTTCGATCCTGCCGTCGAGTTCGCTGATTTCAGCGGTATGGCTCGCCACCTGCTGCGCCAGCCCGTTGGCAGTTTCCAGCGACTGGCCGATATCGGACCAGTAGGCCGCGTTCGGCGGCGCCGTCTTCGCCGGCACAGCCTTCAGTGCCTGGTACAACCGCTGCCCCTGTCGCACCATGTCGTTCTTCGCGTAAACCTTGGCCGGGTCGTACAGCAGAACGTCGGCGAGGTCGCCGACCTGCTTCTGCAAGCCCCCGATATCCACCTGCATCCGTTCGATATCGGAGAAGAACTGCTGGCCCAGCGCCGACTCGACGTACTCCTGGGTGATCAACTGGTTGTATTCGCTGGCGTCGCTGGAGCTGGTGCCGGTGACCCAGTTCGACCAGGCGCCGACGTTGCCGCTACGGTCGATCAAGCGACCGCGGAACGCCAGCCGTTCGCCGGCCGGTATCGGCGATACCAGGTGGGTATTGCCTGGGTAGGCGAACAGGCCCAGCGCCCGTGCGGTCTCCTCGCTGCCGCCGGGCGTGGCGGACTGCTGGATCTCGGTGTAGGCGGTGTCCGCTGCGCCGCTGGCCGGGAACCCCCACTCCAGGCCGATGCGCCAGGGGCCGGCCACGCAGCGCAGGTAGGCCAGCGCCGGCGGCGGCGTGGTCTTGCCCTCGAGAGCGGTTTCCACACTGCTGGCGTAGACCGAGCCGACCTCCATCACGTTCAAGGCGCGTACCCGCACCAGATAGCGACCGGCATAGATGCCCGGCACGTCGAAACCGAGCGCCGAGGTTCGCGGCACCCGCACCCAGTTGCCCGAGTCCTTGCGCCATTCGGCCTCGTAGGCCACCGCGTTCGGCGCGGCATCCCAGGAGGCCGACAGGCTGGTCACCGCCAACCCCTGGTCGACCTTGGTGAAAGCCTTGATCCGCACGTTCTGCGGCGGCGCCTGCACGCCCGGAGGAATGCTGGTGACCGGCGGCAGCTCGATGCGCGCACCGTTGTCGATTGCGTCGAACTTGCTCGCGTTGTGTTGCAGCGCGGTGATCTCGAAAAGATTGTCCTCCGGCCGGGTGATGCTCATGATGCGGAAGCGCTGGGTGGTCAGGCTGTTGCTCTGCAGCGCCCACTGCCCCTGGGGCCGAGGCGTCTCCGAATAGGCGGCGGTAACGCTCAGCACGCGGCCTACCACCGACTGGACGCTGCGCGCCTCGGCCTTGCCGTTCGGCAGGTTGACCAGCAGGCGATCGCCGGGTCGGGCCTCGACGTCGCGGTCGAGGGTCAGCGCGCGGCCATCCACCGCGCTCAGGCGTCCGCCGATCTGCTTGCCGGACTTGACCGGGTCGGCTACGGCGATGATCTTCCCCGGCGCCAGCCACGGCCATCCATGCCGGTGCGGAAGGTCACCGCGTCCTGCTCCAGCTCCTCGGTCAGCAGCGCCCACTGGCCACGCCGCTGCGCCTCGCCCTCGGAGGTGCAACCGATCGCGGTGATCTCCAACTGGCTGATGCCGTAGCGGCGCTGCGCGCGATCATTGTTCACCGCTACCGGCTGGCTCTGGTAGCCGTTGCCCGGATTGTCGTAGTTGACCAGGGCCAGGGTGTGGCGATCGCGCTGGCGGCTGCTGCTGTAGTTGAAGTGGCTGCCGTCGTCGCCACGCACGGTGTTCGACGGCGAGAAGGTGTAGGCCTCGTCCTCCGGCATGTCGGATACCGCCACCATTTCCGCGCCGGACCAGTAGGACATGCCGCGGAAGATCGCTGCCAGGTCGCGCAGCACGGTCCAGGCTTCGGCGCGACTCTGCAGGTACAGGTTGCAACTGAAGCGCGGCTCCTGGCCGCCCTTGCCGTCGGGCACCGACTGGTCGCAGTACTGGGCGATGCGGTACAGCGACCACTTGTCGACCATGCTCGCGTCGATCCGCCGACCGAGGCCGAAGCGCTTGTGCAACACGATGTCGTACCAGTGCCAGGCCGGGTTGCTGGTCCAGGCCGACTTGAACGAGCCGTCCCAGGTGCCGCTGTAGCTACGGGTCTGCGGATCGTAGTTGCTCGGCACCCGCACCCGCCGGCCGCGCGCTTCCACCGATATCTGCGGAATGCTCTGGAACTGGCTGGCATCGAACTCGACGAACAGCAGCGCGGTGTTCGGATAGCGCAGCTTGGCGTCGATCACCTCGGTGATCGCCTCGACCCGCATGGTGTCGGCGACGCGGTTGCTGTTCTGGTTTGGCGTCAGGCGGCGCACGCGCACCTGCCAGCCGCTTCGCGCCTCCGGCAGGTCGACACGGTGGGAGCGCTCGTAGCGGCTGGTGGACTTGTCGTCCAGCGAAGCCTTCAGCGCTTCCTGCCAGGCACCGCCGTCGACGGCGATGTCGATCGCGTAGTCGATGCGGTAGCCGACCACGTCACCGTTTTCCTGCTGGCGCTGGATGGCCGGCCAGGACAGGCGCAGGCGCACCGCCGAGAGCTGGGTGTTGCTTACCGCGCGGACCCAGGGCGCGTCACTCTTGAGCTCGACGCCGACCGCCAGTTCGTTTTCCACGGCGGGCACACCGGCAATGTGTTCCTGGTCCACCGAGCCCGAGCGGTACTCCCAGGTCACTCCGGGGAAGTTCACCGAGCCGTCCGCCGCCAGCAGCGGCGTATCGTCCAGGTAGATCGAACGGCCGTCGACGCCACCGTCGAACTCGCCTTCGCCCAGTGCCAGGAGAATCTTCGCCCGCGCGATCGAGCGCACCGAGTCCGGCATCTCCACCGGCTGGCGCGGCTTCTTGCTGCCACCCTTGTGGCCCGTGATGGTCTTGTTCATGACGTTCCTTCAGGCAAAAAAACGCCCGCGCATGGCGGGCCTGTTACGGCGTTGCCGGCTACAGCCTGTCCTCGGCATAGATGCCGGCGCTGATCACCGCGCCGCCGATGCGGCGCTTGCCGTAGAGCACGCCGACCGGATGGCCCTGGGCGATGGTGTTGACCGGGCCGCCGAAGGCATAGCTGGGGGCGTTCTCGGGGGCCTCTCGGCCCTTCAGGCCCTTGGGTTGGGGGCTGAGCATCTGCATGACGCCGCCCGCCAACATGCTGACTCCAACGGTTACCAGGAACGAACTGGTTCCACCGGAGAAGAACGTCGTGAATCCACCCACGACAATCAAGGCAGCCCCCAGAATCGTTTGGAAAAGCCCCGCCTGCTTGCTCCCGATCACCAACGGCACGATGCGGATATCCTCGCGTCCACGCATGTCCAGTTGCTCGCCGGACAGGTTGGTACGCCCGCGGAACACGGCGAAGGTCAGCCCTTTCGACTCCGCCTCGCGCATGAACGTCTCGAATCCCTCCATGGTGTGCTTCAAGGCACTCATCGCCTCGCGTACCGTGCCGCTTTCCAACAACCGGCCGTGCATGCGGCCGAAGCGCTTGCCCAAAACCCCGTACAGACGGATGGTGGTGAGGCCCTGACTCAGGGTGTCATTCATGGACCTGTTCCTCTCGTGAAGAGCCGATTCCGACGGCTCGCTTGAATATGTCGTTCAGTGCGGCATCCGCGTGTGCCGCAAGACCAGGCGCGTGCGTTCGATCCAGGGTCCGCCGAACACGTCTCGGGTCGACAGCCGTCCGTACAGGTGGTGCAGCAGGAACGGTCCGTCGCCGCCGAGCGCCTGGACCGGCTCGCTGTCCAGACGCCAGTCATTGCCCAGGTAGATGCCCGCGTGGTTAGGGTGCAGCGCCCTCCCGACCTGCATCACCAGCATGTCGCCGCGGCGGATTCCGGCCAGCGGCACCGGCCGGAATCCGGCCGCCGCATAGTGCTGCTCGTAGAGGCTCTCGCCGGTTTCCCACCAACCGTCGCGGCGCGGATAGTCCGGAAGCTCCAGACCTGCCTCGCGGCGGTACCAGTCGCGACAGAGGCTCCAGCAGTCGAGCACGCCGTGGGCGAACTCGCGGCCGAGCAGCGGCGCCCGATAGCCCTCCGGCGCTAGATGCGCGACATCGCCTTCCGGCCAGGACAGGATCACCCAGGGCAGACCATGCAGTTCGCAACTGACCCGATCGGCCATGCTCGGCGTGGCCGGAACGTCCGGGTGGCTGTGGACGATGGCCAGGACCTCGCCCTGGTCCTCGGCGGCGCACCAGTCCTGGTGATCGATCACGAAGTGCTCGCTGGGCGATCCGGCTGCGTTGCGACAGGCCACGTAGCGGCGTTGACGCGCACCGCGAACGATCAGCCCGCAGCATTCGCGCGGATGCTCGCGGGCGGCGTGTGCGGCGATGGCCCGCTGCAAGCTGCGGCTCAGTTCCATGCTCACATCCTGACCAGGCCGGCGCCGGCGAAGCCGCCGTGGGACAGCGGGTTGTCCGCGCCGAAGCGCAGCTTGCAATCGCTGACCCGGCCGCCGCAGCGGTCCAGCGCCGGATCGTCCACCGGATTGCCGTCGGCATCGAACATCGCCGTGCCGGTGTAGTTGCAGTCCTGCCCGCGGTACTCGTTGGTGATGCACCAGTGGCACAGCGAGGTGATCTGGCGCGCCGGGATCTGCTGGCCCTGGAAGTCCGGCGGAGCGGACAGCTCCCAGGTCACCTGGACGCTGTTCTCGGCGGTCTTCTGCTCGAGGAACCAGATGTTCAGGCGCTCCTGGGAGGGGTCGGCCTGCGGGTTGCCTTCGGCGAAGTTGGCCGCATCCAGGTAGTGCGCATAGGTCTCGCGCACGGTCAGGCGCGCGCCTACCAGGCCATCGAAGAACAGGCAGAGCGCGCTGATGCTGCCGTCGATGTTGCCCACGCTAAGGGTCGGCGAACTGGCCCGGCCGTCGCCGCGCTGCTCGAAGCCGCGCGCCTCCAGCGGCCAAGCTTGGTAGGCGTTGCCCTGCCAGTGGATCGGCCCCTGCTGCAGGTGGCCGTGGAAGCGCAGCATCTCGCCGCCGAACCCGGTGCAATCCAGGTCGAACAGGCGCACCAGCGCCCCAGGCTCGAGGGCCTGGTCATCGGCTGTGATGGTCATGCTTACCTCACGGATTGAAGACTTGCTGGAAGGTAGTGTTCAGGGTGAACACGCCGTTGCCGCGCGGCCGCAATTGCCAGCCCTGGGCGCGCACCCGTACCGGTTCGCCAGTGGGCAAGGTCCAGAGGAACGAGCGGTAGCCGCCGTGGCGCTTGAGGAAATCGCGGATCGGGCCGATCAGCGCGAGATCGCCGGTACGCGAAACCTGCCAGGTCTCGCTGAGGTTGTTCAGCCCGTCACCGAGCGCCTGGCTGTAGCCGCCGCCGTACTGCACCTGGCGTACCAGTTGGTTCGCCTGGCCGGCGGAATCGATCGAGATGTCCCAGGTAAAGCGTTCCAGATCAGCCATTCACCATCCTCCATACCAGGCCGCCGGGGCGCAGCTCCTGCGCCACCACGTTGCGCGCGGCATCGTTGATCATTCCCGCCAGCTGCTGTCCCGTACCGTCGTCGCCGCTGGCCGTCGCCGCACCCTCGCGGCCGCCGCCCAGGCTGACGCTGGTGGAGAAATTGAAGACGTTGCCCCCCTCGCCGCCGCCGAGCGCGCGCACGCCGAGCACGCCATCGGAACCGCGACTCAGCGGCATGATGGCTTCCGGCCCACGCTCGCCGATCAGCGCCGGACGACCGCCGGCCATGCTGAACAGCGCCGGCGCGCTCTGGATGCCATCGTTGAAGGCACCGCCCCTGGCGAACCCAGGCATGCCTCCGGCGCGTTGCTTGCTGACCCAATTGGCCATGTCCGAGCCGGTATAGTCGGAAATCCGCGAGCCCGCCGTTGCGCCGCTACCGAAGAACCCGCTGACCGCACCGACGATGCCGCCGATGATCTGCAGCGTCGCCTGCCGCGCGGCGATCCGCGCCATATCCTGGATCACCGAGTCGGCGAAATCCTTGAACGACAGCTTGCCCGTGGTGGCAAAGGTGAACAGGGCGTTCTCCATATTGGTGAAAGCGTTGGTAAACAGCATGTCCATCATTCCCGAGACGTCCTGCGCCTGGTCGCGCAGGCTCGCCCAGGAGGCGTCCATCTGTTCGACCCAACTGCCCACCGGCTTGCCAGCGCTCGCCGAAGCCCCTCCAGCCGATACCTTGGAACCGTCCCCGGTCTGCCCGGAAGCAGTGGCCACCATCGCGCCGACATCCATCGCCGCTGCCGGCATTGGCGCGGCACCCTGGGCCGCGGGAGCGCCCGCAGCCGCTTGTCCCGCATCTGCTCGGGCCTTTTCCAGTAGCGAGGTATAGGGCTTCTGGCTGGCCAGTTGCGCCTCGGTGATGCCGGCCTTGCCATTCATCCAGCCGAACAATCCGTCCAGGGCGAGCATTGAAAGCTGCCGCGCGGCGATCCGGGCGACATCGTCGATCACCGTCTTGGCGAAGTTGCTCAAGGACAGCTTTCCGGTAGTGGCGAAATTGAACAGCGACTTCTCGAGCTTCTCCGACGCATTCCTGAACAGCTCGTCGGTCATCCCGGAGATATCCTGCAGCGGCGCGCGGTAGGCGCCCCAGACACTGTTCATCTGCAACAGCCACTGCTTGAAGACCTGCGACTGGAGCGACGGCTGTTCCTTCTCGTCGTCGCCGGCCTTCGCCTGTCCCTTGCCCGCCTTGTCGTCGACCTTGGGCTTCTCGGTACCGACGCTGGCGACCCAGCCAAACAGCCCGTCCAGCAGCATCAGCGTCATCTGCCGCGAGGCGAGGCGCGCGGCATCGGCGTAGGCGGCCTTGCCCACGTTGGCAAGCGACAGCTTGCCGGTCTCGCTGAGATTGAGCAGCGCCTTGTCGAGCTTGTCGGAAGAGTTCTTCAGTAGTGCTTCGTTGAGCTTGGACAGATCCTGGAGTGGTTCGCGATAGCTCTTCCAGGCTTCGCCCAGCTCCTTCTGCCGGGTCTTCCACTCGGCCAGTACCTTGTCCTGGGCGCTCTGCACAGGCTTCTTGGCCTGACCCGCCTGGCGACTGGTCCTGCCCAGCATGTCCAGCGCCTGGTCCAGCACGCTGCTGGCAATCAGCGCCGAACTGTCCAGGCTTTTGCCGATAGCCTTGCCAGCCTTTTCCGCGCGCGCCTCCATGGCACGCATTTTCTGATCGTTGATCCTGCCAACCTTGTCCATCCCGGCCCTGTACCCTTCGCTGCGAAGGACCAGGTCGAGCGTCAGGCTGCCGTCGGTATTCGTGGCCATGATTCATGTCTTCCAGAAAAAGACCCCGCCGCAGCGGGGTGGCCTGTCATGCCCATTGATCCATCGCCTGATGCAGCGAAAGGGGCTGGAGAGCCATATGCGGACGGAACGCGTCGGGATCGGCGTCCGCTCCCAGCGCATGCCCGAGCAACGCAGCGATCCGAGCCAGCGCAAGCTCCAGCCGGTGTCCCGGATGGAGCGAGCCGCGCTTGTTCAGATAGGCGACCCAGGCGCGGTACTCGGCGTAGCTGAGCCGCTCCTTGGCCTCGGCAATGGTCGACCCGCCGACGCCGTTCAGCACAAGTTCGTGCCAAACCTCGTCGGCGGGGGTCAGTTTTTTTCCGCGTCCTCGACCCGGTTGACCTCGCCGACCGCCTGCAGCAGCAGGAAGCCCAGCGCCGGGTCGAGGTCGTAGGCCTGTTCGTAGGTCAGGCTTTCCTCTCCCGTCTCGCCCAGGCGAATGCATTCGGCGAGGTAGCGCGCGTTGCGGCTCTGCTGGTCGCCTTCGGCGGAGAACAGGCGCTCCACCGCGCCAAAACTGTTGCGTCGGACGAACACCTGGAAGGTGTCGCTGACCGCCTTCTTCCTGCCGGCGGGAACGCGGGTCCAGGTAATCTCCTTGCGCACCAGCGCCGACTCGATGAAACCGCCCGCCGCACGAAGTTCATTTAGATTCATCTACGCGCTCCTCAAGCCGACTTCGGCGTCCACTTGCCGGCGCCGGAACGCTGGATGGTGGCCTGGGTAGCGACCAGCGTGTTGCTGGCGAAATCGAAGGGGAAGTCGCTGACGTAGCCTTCGAAGGTGAACCAGGTGCGCGCCGGCGGCAGCACGAAATCGTCGCCTTCGGTGCTGACGGTCGGCTTTACGTCGATTCCGTCGGACCAGCCGATGGCCCACTTGACGCTCGTCTCGCCATCTTTCTCGGACAGCTGGAACAACCGAACGTGACTGGCCAGGCGTGGATCGGCGTTGATGCCGAGGGTCGCCTGGCCAGGGGTGCGCAGGCCTTTCTTGTACTTGCGCGAAGTGTCGCTCAGGCACGGGTCTTCGATCTGGTCGGCCGGATTGCCGCCCGGGTTGAACGAGGTCACGCCTTCGATCTCCAGGACGGTAGCGGCACCGGTACCGGATACCGGCGGAACCAGGGCGTAGATCTGGGTACCTTGAGTCAGGATGGACATGGAAAACTCTCCTTTATGCACATGAAAAGACCCGCACCAGGCGGGTCGTCTGGCCCCGTCCCCAGGACGGTCAGCCGTGGCGCGGTACGCGGTCGGCGAGGAGCCTCCACGTCCCGAGCCGTTGTCGGATGCAAACGAAAAAGCCCGGCACACGGGCCGGGCTCTGAGGTTGCAGGTGACATCCCTGGGGGGACACACCTGTACATGCATGACTACGTTGTACCGGCCGATTCCCGGCTCGACAACGCTGCGGAATCAATACACGGCAATATGCGCCGGACACACGTCCATCGACGTCCATATGCGCCCAGTGTCTCAGCGGCAGGCACGCAACGCCGCCTGCAATTCGAGTTCGTAGCCCTGCCGCTGGCGGCGCTCGGCGAGCAATGCGCGAACCTTGGCCTGCAGCGAATCGCCGGCCTTCAGCGTGGCGCCGGCCCAGCTCGGCGGGCGCACGTCAGGTACACGGCAGGGCACTGCGAGGGGAACCTCGACGCGCACGGGGCGAGGTGTCGTCGGCGAGGCTGCGCAGCCCGCGAAAAGCAGACAAAGCCCCAGCAGGAGACGAGTCATAGTCCCAGCTCCCGGTCGATCGCCGCACCTGCCGCCTGGCAGTCCACACCAATGTCGGGTTCCTGGAGCAGACGCACGGCCGCGGCATACTGCTCCGCGGCCTGCGCCCTGGCCTCGCCGAGTGCCTGCTCGACGTCCTTCGCGCGCCTCTCGGCGCTCGCCCGCACCGCCGCCAGCGCTCGCTGCTGCTCATCGAGCAAAGCCTCGAGTTGGCCGCTGGCGACGCGGCTGGCAGTGAGTTGGCCCAGGGCCTCCTCCAGTTGCGGACGATAGTGGCGGGCAACCAGGCCGCCGCCGAGCAAGGCGCCGGCCAGCAGGACCAGCAACACGGCCGGCAGGAGCAGAGCGAGCCGGCTCATGACAGCACCGCCCTGGCCCGCTGCCACAACGCCAGGCGCTCCGCCTGGCCATTCAGGCCGCCGTTGATGCGGCGGGTGATGGCAGCGAACTCGCCGCGGTCGGCCAACTCGTTGAGCCCGTGACCGGCCCACCACCAGGCGGCGCTGCGGGCCGCCGGCACGGGCTGCTCCAGGCGCCAGGCTCGGCTTCCAGCGGCTCGCCGAGTGCCTCGCCGACCAACCGGTAGTTGGCACGCCCGGTGATCTGTAGCAAGCCACGCCCACGGAAGCGCCAGCCATCGCCGGACGCTTCGTCGCCATTGCCGTTGCGCGTGGCGTAGGTGTTGTCGGCAATCGCCTGCGGATTGCGCGCCAGCCGCAAGGCCAACGCGTTAGGCTGCCCGTCGGGGCCGAGATAGCGGCTCGGCCAGGTCGCCGCCAAGCCTTGGGCGCTGTAATTGAGGTTCTCCACCAGCCGGGTCAACTGGCTGCTTTCGTGGCCGACCTGGGCGAGAAACGCGGCACGCCGCGCCGGTGTGTCGATCTCCCTCTCGTCCATGGCCCGTTGCAACGCCACAACGAAAACGCCCGCGACGAGGCGGGCGTGGGAAAAATGCGCAGCAATTGCTGCTCGGTCAGTTTCATCGATCCTCCTGCACT